TGGTTTAGTTGGAAATTCTTTTAAATTTACTTTTTCAACTGTATCTAATCCATCTGTCATATTTCTTAATTCAGTTCTATAAGATTGCCATTCAGTTTTTTGCTCATCTGTTAAAGGTGCATTTGGTAAATCTGTCCAATCTGATTCTTGTAATAAATAATTTCTTCTACCTCTTAAAATTTCTAATGCTCTTGGTAATGCTTTATTTTGATTATCCAACATTCTTTCATCATAAGCTTGTTGTTCAGTTTCATTCATATCAACTTCAACACCATTTACTATTTGCTTTGTCATTTATTAACTCCCTTTAATTCCAAATATTCTAACTTTTCCACCTGACCATGCTCCAGCAGAACTATTTAAAGCAATACCTGTTATTACAGCCGCTTGATGATACCAAATAACATTGTCATATCCTACAATGTAGGCACCACTATTATCTGTATTACTTGTAAATGCTCTCATCCAAGTAGATTCATTATTATAAGGATTATATATTGTTATTTCAGAATTAAATACTTTTGAAGTATTACTAGATTCTCCTGATTGAGATAATCTACCGTATGTTAAACCCCAACTATCATTAGCTGCAGCAACTGAATGATTACCACTACTATTTCTTTCATTTCTTACGCCTATAATTCTATAATTAGCTGAATTTGATATTGCTCCACTAGAACCACCTGTTCTATAATTAAATTGAAATTCTGCATCTGTATTTGGATAAAGGTCTATTACATACATTTTATAAACTTTGTAAGTTGAAGTAAAAACATTATCTATATTAAAAACTGAAGTTGATACAGAATCGGTTGAATAAACTAAATCCATTCCACCACCTTCATCACTTCCCCATTCTGGAGCATTTGCCGCAGTATTCATTTTAAGAACTTGACCTGCTGTGCCTTTTGCTAATCTTTGAAGACCAGAACCATCTCTATATAAAAGATCACCTTGGGTTGTTATTGTAGTACCTACATCTGTTCCTGCTGTACCGCCTTTAGCTAAATAAGCCCAAGAGCCGTGAACCGAACCCCCTGTTGATGGAGCATTTCCTGTTGAGTTAGTTGTACATATAAACGAAGATGTTAAACCATTGTCTGTATGTTGTACTACATCATCAACAGTATAAGCTGTACCACCTGCGTAAGTACCTCTCCATACTAATTTAATTTTGCCTAAATCTATTGTTGCCATAATTATCCTATATTACATAATTTTACTAGTTTTGTATACTATTTATATCGTTGCTATTAAATTACCACTGGCATTTACGCTCCAAGTAAATCCGCTAGCCGCGAACATTTTATCATCCGCTGCCGCATATACAGCATTAGTTATATTATCTTGTCCTCCGTTTGTTGTTACTACGTTTAAATTATTACCATTTTTATTAAATATATAAATCTCTGCAGAGCTAGCGTTACCTAGTTCCCAAGCATTTCCAGCGTCATTTACCTTAAATACCTTACCTGCAGCAATGCCCGCTGTAGATAACTGAGCTACCCCAACAGTATTTTGACTAGGAGTTGCTATATTTAAAGTATCTCCAAGCTTTAATATCTTAATTGTTTCACCATTTGCTGGAGCCGAGGAGAAAGTTAATGTAGTACCCGATACAGTAAACGCGTCTCCCCAGTGTTGTAGTACCCCAGAAAGTATAACCATTAGTACTCTTTCAGAAGGTACTGATTCTGACATCGTAAAGTCTACTCTGTTGCCATCAAAACTTTCTGTTAAAGTTATGACTTTATATTCTCCTGTTTGTAATCCTCGTCCTACGTATGGCATTTTATTTTATATCCTTCCATTAATATTGCCTTACCCAAATTGTCGTAGCATGGTGCCATGAACTACCATCATAACCACCAGAATAATTAGTTAAATGATAGAATGGAATACAACCTGAACTACCAAAACTATGTGCTCCTTCGTATGTGCCTATTGGTCTATTTACATCTGGTGTATAAGAATTATCTCGTCTGCCGCTATAACTATTTCCTGCTGATATTGCTTCAACTCCATAACCATCTCCACTAGCCGCAGTCCACCATATTTTTGCATCTGTAATATAATCTTCATTATTATTAACTTTCATCCTAGTTACTTGACCAGAAGCACTATCACCACCTAAAGCATTACAAAATTCTGCTGATAATCTAGCCACACCTCTACTTCCTGCTGAAGTGCTTACTCCTGTAGTAGTTAAACCCATTGTTGGAGAAGTTAATGTACCAACAGCGGCTTCGCCTAAAGTATTTCCTTGAATTTCATAAGTAGAATTAAATGAGCCACCTGTTCCTGCGTGTCTATAAACTAACATCCAGCCATCAGCATCTACATAAACTTGTTGAGCAGTTAAACCTAAAGATGTTTTTCCTGTAAGCCAATATAATCCAGCAGAAAAAGAACCACCATGGGCTGATACAACTTCTGAACCATATTGGAGTGCTTTTGCTTGTGTAGTACCATCTAAATTTTGAGTTATATAAGTAAATGCTCTATCAGCAGTTTTGCTTCCTGCTGTTGCTCTTATAGTAAAACTGTTTGTCGTATCGGAACTTACATCTGTTGGATCGCCAGAAATTACTCCCGTTGAGCTATTAAGTGATAAACCTGCTAATGAACCAGATTGTAAAGAGTAAGAAACTGTATCGCCTTCTGGGTCTGTTGCCGCAACTGTAAAATGATTTCCTGTAGCATTTTCTGCTATTGAACCTAAACTACCTGCACTTGTTGTCCAACTAGGTGCATTATCAACATTAATTAATCCAGATGCAGATTGTCCAGCTAATCCACTAGAAGAAGTAACTTTAACTTTATAAGGTTCTTGTGCATTTAAAAAAGATGATTTAGGTGCTACTGCTGTAATTTGTGTTGCACTATCTATTGTTGTCGTTGTTGCATTAAAAGATGCAGATGTACCAACAAATGAAGCTACATCACCAGATTTAAAATTTGAACCTGTAATTACAATAGTTTGATTTCCACCAGCCGCACTTTGAACTTCTGTAACATCAACACTTGAAACTGATGGTGTTGGTTCTAATGTTGAAAAAGTACCAGAAGCATTTCTTCCTTCAAAAAATCCTGTAGTAGTATTATATCTCCATTGACCTGTAGTAGAACCTCTTTGTGCTGTAGTACCTGTAGCTACTTTAGTACCTTCTGTTCCTTGGTCAACAATGTTTGTCAAAGAATCTTTTACTGCTTCATTTCCTAATCTAGTTAATGCCATTATATTGTTACCAGTAGTTCTCCATCACTATTTACAGAGAAAGTTAAACCTTTTTTCGCAAAGAAACTCTCATCATATAAATCGTCTTGGGTTGTATTATTATGAGCCGCAGATATATTATCTGTGCCGTTTGTTTTAGTTAATACTAAATCTTCTTTTTGAGTACCTGTCCCGTTAGTCTTAGTAAAGCCATATAAGTCTATCTTACCTAACTCATCTTGAGCTGTTGCAGATAGATCAGATACCTCAATAGTTCCAGCATCAATACTATCACTATGAGTTATGACACCCGTAAATACTGAATTTCCTATGTATCCCATATTTCCTCCTATGTACTAATTGCGTCTATATAACTTACTATTGTTTTTAAAGAGCTAGCTGTGTCGCTTTTAGCTTTTATCTTGTCGCCACTCTTTAAAATAATCTTAGAACCACCGTCAATAAGCTCTAATGAAGAGCCCGCAGGAACCGGTGCATTCTTAATTAGCTCAGTATCATTGCTACTATTTTCAATAGCAACGTCTACGTTAATTGCCGATCCTGACACATTGACAAGTCTTAAACCTACGACAGTATCATAAGTATTAGCTTGTGCTAATATATCAGTATAAGATGTACCAATTGCTGTATGCGTTAGTTGGTTTCTAAAGTTTTGTGCCATACTTTCCTCCTTATAATGCTACCGCCATTGCTATACTAAATCCTGCCTGAGCAAAAGCAGATGTATCTACTGCTGCATCTTTCCATTGACCGCCAGAATATATTTTTAATTTACCATCAGAACTATTAAAATACATGTCGCCTTCTGTTAAAGCGTCTCCGTCGTTGTCTGCTGATGGCTCTACAGATTTAACTCCTAAGTATATATCATCAAAAGAATCAAAGCTTGCAGCTGCTGCCGTAGCTTGAGAAGCTGAACTTGACGCTTGAGCTGCTGCAGAAGATGCAGAAGACGCCGCTGCTGTTGCAGAAGACGCTGCATTCGTAGCAGAATTAGCTGCCGCTGTTGCAGAGTTAGACGCCGCAGTCGCAGAGTTAGCTGCCGCTGTCGCTGAGCTCGCAGCATTCG